AAACAGGGGTCCATTTATTTATAGTATACAAAGAATATTTTATTTTAAAGATATTTTTTATCTATATTCACATGAAAATTAAAGATAAAAAATTATTGAATAAGGGTGACGATAGATCTACCATAGAAGAAAAATTCAACAAAAAAATAGAGGAAATAAAAAACAATAATAATACACTACAGAAAAAACTAAAATTGCTTGAAAAATACAAAAATAGTGCTAAAAGGAATACTCTTGAAATAAAAACTAAAATTTGTAATTTAAATAATGAAATTGATCATATAAAAACTACAAAAGAAACTGATGTAAATAAATTTTTATTGTCTCAAACAAATTTAATTCAAAATTATCATCAAGAGGTCAATCGTGTTTCTATTTCTAATACTAGTAATGACACTTCTGAATTGCCACCGATAGGTGCCGGTACCACCGACGATGCATTTTTTCAGCCCCAAATAACTAAAAATTTAAGTGGTATATACGATGAATTTATGAAAGATGCGTATGGAAAATATTCAGATAAAAAGAGAATAGATGGGTCTAAAGTCAAAAATATGTGTCCCGATTGCAACGAAGAGCTTATTGAAATGAATAATCTACATCTAGCTTGTGAAACATGCGGTGTTTGTTATGATAGACTTATAGATAATACTCAGTGTTCTTTACCATATGGAGAGTTTAGAGTCGATAGTAAATATACATACAAAGAAATTGTACATTTTACTGACTGCCTAAACAGATTTCAGGGAAAAGAGCGTATAAAAATAGACAACAATATTAAAATTGTAATAGCCGAAGAATTACAAAAGCATAATATAAAAAAGATGTCTCAAATAACCTATTCTTTAATAAAAAGAATACTTAAAAAGAGGGGGTTGAGTGACTATTCTGATCATATTCCTTTGATTATAAATATGATGTTTAGAATACCCCCTCCTCGATTAGATATTGATTTTGAAAAACAACTTCTAATTGATTTTGAGAAAAAGATTTTAATTAGTTATCGCAAATTCAGGCCCGAGGGACGTCACAGTTTTTTAAATTATAACTATACTCTGTACAAAATGTTCGAATTATATGAACAGGACCATTTATTAAAATGTTTTCCTCCACCAGATGATGAACAAAAAGTGCGAGAATATGATAAAGTATGGAAAAAAATATGCCGCGATCTTAATTGGGAGTTTTATCCTACTCATTTTGATGGAGAATAAAAACTTTATGTTGTTTTGTTCCACCATCGTATGGGTATCCGTGCCCATTTTCTATCATCATTTGATTAATGGATTTTTGTCTAGATATTGTCCATCTAGAATTATACAATGTACCCAAAAGCCTTCCATATTTATCAAATTTCCCACATTTTATATATACAAAACCACCACCACGACAACACCCCTGTTCCGACACTCCCACAAGATTAATTAGGTATTCTTTTGCTAATTTTGCCTTGGCTTTCTCCGCGTCTCTATTCTTATCTTTTAGACTTGGTTTCATTTCAGGTGAATCATAACCATTCATACGAACCTTCCATTTGTGTACTCTTCCGAAATTTTTCATTATTACAGTACATGTATCTCCATCATACACATCAACTACTTTGCAAAGACACAGCTTTCCTTCTAGAGAAAACAATTTAGCCTCATCTTTGTGTCTATTAAGTATAAATTTTTGAAAAAACATTTATTATTATTTATTCGAAATAATTTATAATAATAGTTAATAGTTAATGTATTTTAATTTTTATTACTCAAAAAAATTACTTAAAAAAGAGGTACATATTACAGTATTACAAAATGACCACAAACACTACTTCCGACAACATTCGATCGAACGATATTGCAAAATGGAAAGACTGGGACCCGGAGCGGGTTCTATTCCTACCTTTCCAAGATCAAAATCGCGAAGATACTCAACAAACTGCGGGTGGCCGCCGCAAGAAAAAGAAGGCGCAGTTCGCATGCCGTCTGAAGTACAAGCACCGCGACTCGCGTGTATCTGATAACTATATTCAGATGCCACCAATGTACACAGATGGTTTTGATACAGATTATAATTCTCTTAGTCTCAGGATGGTTGGTGTAGATGAACCCCGAAGCAAGCTTGCGCAAAAGCACAAGCAACTATACACAAAACTCGAGCGCTTTAATCAACGCTGTGTTGAGCACATTAGTTCTGAATCCGAAAAGGTGTTTGGTAAGAAAATGACACCTGAACAAATTTCAGAATATTTCAAGCGAATTGCACCACGTAATCCCAACAATAAGGAGGGTGGTTTCTGGCCACCAATTATGTCTGTAAAGCCCAATCGCGGTACAATTGAGCATCAAGATGGTCGGCGTGAATATGGAGAAATTTGCGAGTGTTATGATTTCAACGGCAAATCCATTGATAAGAACAGCATTCCAAAAGGTCTTGTGACCGAAATCGGTAAGATTCATGGATTGTGGGTACTAAGTGATTCTTCTGAAAAGAAGCCTGCAGTAAGTGTACAGAACAGGTTTCATATTATCAAGAGTGAGGTTGATAACAAGCCTATTACTGGATTCTCTCAATTCTCTGTAGAATCAGACGATGATTCTGAACCAGATACACAAGAAGAACAACAAGCTGTACAACAGGAATCAGAAGAAGAATATGAAGATTCTGAATCCGATGACGATGAAGCGTAAATAAAAGTAAAAATGTAAATGCGTATACTTAGTAATAAAATAAAATTATTAACATAACAAATACTATGTCTGTCACCCAATTAAGTGATTTTGAAAACAAAAATATTTGTTATGAAGAGCCAATTAGAAAAAATAGAGAAATTCGTGTTGGAATTGTAGACTCCAACGAAGATACACTTTATGTACAACTCCCAGAAATGCGTCTTGAAAAAATTAATTATGTAGATGATTCTTCGGAAAAGGGTCTTATAGACACTATAGTTTTAAAAATCACAGAAGCAGATGCTAAGTCGTCTAAAAGTATATACAAAAAACTCAGAGGTATTGAAACAACAAATATTCAGAGTATGGCAAAACGCAGTGACGAGTGGTTCGGTAAATCCCTTAAAAAAGAATCTATTCAAAATATGTTTGAACACTGTTTATATGAAAATAATGAAAGTAAATACTGTTTTAAGATACATATGTCTCAAACCAAACAATTACCAGATTCTGAGGGTATCGTAAACGACGTAGAAGTATATAATCAAAAAGGTAAGGCAAGGGGTGTTTCAAATTTAAAAATAGGAGAAAAAATACAACTTATAGTAAAACTAAAGGATATTAGAATTGTATCGAAATCTGCTAGTCTTACCTGGGTATGTACTCATATACAAATTTTTGAAAAGAAACAAAAATTGAAGGGTTATCTTTTTACAAGAAAGAATAATTTTGAAGATCTAAGTGATGAAGAAGAAATTTATGAAGATATTATAGAGTCTTTCGTCCAGAAAGAATCATCATCCCAAGAAGAAAAATAGATTACGAATTCTTAATTTTTTTTTATTGTATAATAAATATATAGGAAAAAATGAAGTTGGATCAAAATACTGTCTTGATCGTATTGGCTGTGGCCCTTGTCTTATACCTTGTATGTAAAAACTCTGAACCACATGTGGTCAAAAATGAAGGTAAAGTAGAACACCCTCACAAGAAGGCCGCACACAACAAGGTTTCGCACATGTCTGTAGACCCAAAACGTCTTCCAAAATCTTCAGAACACTCATCTGAAGATGCATTCGCTTCTCTTCGCACTGGTAAAGTAATTGAAGACAAACATCTTCTTGCTCCACAAGATACTGTTGGTGTAGACACCGTCGGTTCCAGTCTCCGCAACTGCAATCAACAAGTACGCTCAGACCCAATCATCAAACAAAAGAACATAAGTCCATGGAACAGAAGTACCATCGACCCCAATCTATTCCAACGTCCACTCAATGTAGAAGACTGCAAAGTATACAAGGAAGGTCTTGGTCCCGCACACGAAAACTAAATTATTATTAGATCACAAAAAAATTTAATTGGTTTTTAAATCTAAAAACGAATTAAACTTGTTGTTCCATTTCAATTTCAGAGTCCTTATTATTTTCACTGTCATCAGTTTCTTCTTGCCCCCATTTTGTTAAATTCCACAAGCGTTCCCAACCGAAATATAGTATGGTTTTTGCAATCATATCGTAACTAGATAATTGCAATGATGTGGATATATCTCCAGTGTAAATATATGCAAAGGTTGTAGTACTTGCAAATGCAATTCCCCGCCACCCCATAGTTTTGACTATTGTTCTTTTTAGTTGGTCGGTCATTGCTATTTTTATTAATATACTATAATAATTATTATTTTTTAGAAACTTTTAAATTGTAACTACTTTTAGATTCTCTATTTTCAAGAATGTGCTGGACAATCGCAGCAGCCTTTTCATCTTGACTCAAATTATTAAAATCGGTATTATTGAAACTCGATGTTACAAAATCAACAACCGTTTTGAGAAGATAATCTTTATTAATACCCTGTTTGCGATCTGTTTTGACACAATGAAGTTTTTGACTTCCACCTAAATTACATGTACCAATATCATTTTTAATAAGATATTCGATAATAATGTCTCGGCGCTTCTTTTCTTCTTGTTTTAGACCCCTGAGTGCCTTATTAGCTTCTTTAATCTGATCATCCATTTCCTTCCATTCCGTAATTAAACTGGTAAGAGTTTGTGGATCCATGTTATAAAATAATGTATTAACATTTTTTTAAATTGGTTTAATATAAATCAATTTTTTATATTTAAAAACTAGACCATAAATATAGTATATACTGCTGATTTATTGGTACATTTCGTATAAGAACAATATGCCATACACAGAAAATATTTATTATACTCCACGCAACACGGATAACATAGAATATGATTTGGAATACCAAAAATATAATAACATTAATGGTACACTAAACTATTCCGATTGGTTTGATGAGAATTTCAATAGGCTGTTTGATATATGGGAGAATATTACAAACAATTGTCACGGATTTCTTGAGGAAACTAATTTTCATCATTTTTGCCAGTACGTGTACCAACATTCAAATAAATAAAATTAGTTTATTCTTCTAATTCGAATGAGTCATCCTCGTCAATTTCAGAATCAGATTCTGATATTGAGGGCGAATAATCTGGATCTTCTTCTTCGGAAGATGTATTGTATTCATTATTACTTATTTTATTGAAGTATTTGAAATATTCTTTTTGTGTAATATCGACGTATTCAAAACCCTCCCGTTTCATAATATAAAATTCTACATTTTTAGTGTCAACTTGGTGTAGTGGTGGGGGTAGTATATTATTTTTATGTTTCAATACACCCAAAGATTCTTCGAGGGTATTATATAATTCTAATGTCATCATTTCATCCATAAATTCCCATTTATGTATCGGTTCATTGTTTTTTGTATAAAGATCAATTGTATCCATATCCATACTAACTAATTTGTCATTACCATCTTTTATTTTTAGTATATTCACCATATTTATTAATTATTTAATTTAGTGTATTTATTCTAAAGTATTTTAAATTGTATAAAGATTAATACATATATCATTATCATAGAAAATGTCGAAAGAGTACTCAATTCCTCCGGGATTTAAAGACACTGCACGAAAACCATTTAGAATTGACGTGGTTGGTAATATAGGATGTGGAAAATCCACCCTTATATCGTGTCTAAAGAAATGTTTTGAATCTAAATTTGTAGATTTTATTCCAGAACCAGTAAATGAATGGATAAACATTTCCGGGGAAAATCTTTTAGAAGAATACTATAAAGATCCAGTAAAGTATTTCTTTCCTTTTCAAATATATAGCACACTTACAAAAGACCGTCTAATTAAAAAAAGTGCAGGTCATATCCAATTTATAGAACGGTCGTGGATTTCAAATCAAAAATGTTTTATGGAAATGGGAGAAAAAATGGGGTGTGTGTCTTCACTAGAAAAAAATATTTTAAATGAATTTTATGAACATTATCAGTCAAGTAAAGATATAGATTTAATACTCTATTTGAAAACAAGTACAGACACCGCTTGGGGACGCTGTAAAAAAAGAGGAAGAGAATCCGAATCAGAACTAAAATATTCATATTTAAAAGATCTACAAGATATTCACGATACATCTTTTATAGAATCAGAAAAGTGTAGTATTGTAGTAGATGCAAATATTGATTTTGAAAATGACGAAATCAAATTAAATAATATTATCAATCAAATTTTTGAAAATGTACCTTATTTGAAATATTTTCATATACATCATAAAATAAATAAATTTGAATACAATAATAGCGTTCAAAATATATAATCAAAACATATTCATTATATAAATGTTATCGGACAATTATATAGTGATTATTATAGGTGTTTTGTGTGTAGTATCCATTTTAGTGTTGTACTATTATTTCAATAGAGAGATGGGATTGGCTAAATTGCAAATAGAATCTATGAATGAAATTATAGAGCTTTCGCATAACAAAATGCAGGAACAAATCAAACAACAATTTAGCCAACCACAACCATATTATCACAATGTACCACAAAATTATTCTGAATTTCCTCAGAATCAGCAAATTATTGGAGATCAAGAACCAGTTTTTATAAATACTCCGAATGCTGAAGAAAATGAAGAAACTGAAATTGTTACAGCTAATTCGGAACCAATAGAGACAATAGAATTCATTAAAAATGGCGATGATGTTGGTGAGAAAATCGAAACTATAAATCCAGAACCAAAACCAAAAACACGCCGTGGACGCAAAAAGAAAACACAAGATACTACACCCCAAAAAGAAAATATAGAAAATATTGAACTATCCGAGGAGCAATAAAATTCTAAGAAAAAAAAATGATCTATTATAGTATAATATATAACATGTCGTCTTTTTTTGGTAATGAATGTTTAGGAAGTGGTATTGCCATATCTAACTACAAAAGTGCTTGTCAATTGAACAATGAACTCAAGTCCGCAAAACATATTAGTTCGGACCAGGACTACCGTCTATTTTTACAGCGCAATGGTACTGCTGCAGTAGAATCAATTGAAAAACAATACGCATCAACTGAAGGTGTATGTGGCTGCAATAAAGTCCAACCATACAAAAAAATGTATAGCTACAAAGTAATTGGTTAAATTCGTTCGCTTATATTATTATAAATTTACACAAAAATAGTAAATAAATATTAATATAAATGAATCTTCTTTAGTCTGTAAAAAAAATAATCATTACACCCCTTACACATATATTCTTGAGTTCTCTGTGTCCAAATATAATAATCTGATTTTTTATTACACCTATAACATTTTACTGAATTATTGTAAAGATCACACCCCGGTGGATAATGTTGTAGTGGCATCTGATTATTTTTAAGAAATATTATTAAAGTCGAGCATTTCAGCACTCAATTTATATTTTTCAATTCCGGAATACAGAAAATTTGTAATAAAGTCGTATGCGGGTTTTGTATGCAAAATATTTTTTATGCCGGTGATAATTATACTTCCCTTGTGGAATATATGTATTGAAGCAACCGAAGTGTGTTCAGAATCAGTATAATATTTGCAAATAACACCATGATACTTCTTTTTGTCTGACAATGGGGTAACCTCCTTGACATTGGGGTCATTTGGAAGGTCCTGTGCCAATTTGTCTTGATTGATGTAGAAACCAATGTCCAAATTTGTATTGATAAGAACAATATCAATTTTATCAATGTATATTGACTCGGCATTTGATACACAATATCTCTTGGTACCATCTTCGTTTTGAATATGTGCTTCTGAAATAATTTCTATAATGCGTTTTACGACCTTGATACAATCTAGGGGGTGTCGCGCACCAGCAATTTTAATAATTCCATTGAAGAAGATCATGTTTGAAATATTTCTCCCGTCAACATCGATATTAATAGTCGCTTGATTAAAGAATTTTTGTTTGGGTTTCCCCCGCTTTGTATATTCAGATACTTTAGTGCTTTTTGTATCGGGGGAATAAGATACAATATCGGATCGAGCCTTAAGAAGAATTTGCAGATCAATTAACTGCTGTTTTGATTCTCCCTTGTTGTCTATTACAGAAATAGTATCACCCTTCAAATACGAAATAGATGTATCTGTGGAAACGAATAGGGGGGATGGGTAATATCTGTCTGAAATATTTTTATTAGTACATTTCAAACTCATAAGAGTTTCGTTTGTTTTCTTCCACCATGGCTGGCAGATACATTTTTGAGTATATTCTTCCCCCCGAGTGGGAAAATCACACCAAGTACAGACTTCTACTGACATGTTTACTAATTAATAGTATTAAGTAAAATACACATACGTTTTTAAGTATAAAAAAATATGCTTTTTTTATCTTAAAATCCGAATCAATTATTTCATGTCCACGACGAGATTGAGTCTAGTGAGTGTACCATCTGTACACGATTTTTTATTGGGAATATATACAACATACTAAACCACCCCAAAACATTGATAAAAAATGATACTAATACGTCTATTGTATAATGAAGCCTACTCATACTCACCATGAACATATACACAGGCACAAGAATCCACATAAAAAACCTGGCTTTGGTAGATTTATTAAAGTGTGTAAAAAATAGAATTGAAATTGTAAAGTGTGAAACATGCCCAGAAAACATCATATCACCACAATACATAACACTCAGTCTAAAAATTGCAATATGATGATCGTTTATATTGCATTTTTCCGGATTTGGTAGAGAAGTTACATATATACACAGTGATCTGATTATGAAAATGAACGATGTGAAAAAACAGTATCGTTCATATACGTTGAAGTTTCGGTTCTTTTTGTAGATATAAATAAGGTATGGTATAAATATTATTTGATCACAAACTAATATCCAGTCTACAATAACCGGATTTAATTTTTGGGTATTTGCATGAATTACATCATACAAAGGCTCAGCATTTCTATCAATATCTCTTTTGGTAGCATAGTTTCCAATAATCCATGTAAAATACATACTTACGCCTAAACAAAAAATTGGAGTTATACTTTTTTTAATGACACGAGAAAAATCCATTTTTATTAAAGGGGATAATCTATTTAATTAAAGAAATAATTAAGTATATATATAGTACCATTAATAATGATAAAAACAAAACTAACTAAGAAGGGCTACGGTATTCTTAAGTCTGAACTTACAGAAGAACAGATAAAGTACCATACTAAACGACTTACATTTACACCAAATACTCAAAATGTTTCTCTCCCCTTTCCTGTAAAACCAAAACCAATTCCGTGTTATCGTTTTGCTCCAAATTATATGTGGGTACCTAGAGTATACGGTATAGAAACATTCGGTAAACCAGAAACTTGTAATAATGAAGGCAAAGAAATAAACATTAATTTTGAAGGTACTCTTCGAGAAAAACAAACTGAGATGTTTGAATTGGGAAAAAATAAAATAGATTCTCTCGGTGGTGGTATATTTGCTCTTCATTGTGGATTTGGAAAAACTGCTCTTGCTCTGTATTTTGTTGCACATTACTCACAAAAAACTTTATGGATCGTTCACAAAACCTTTCTTATGAACCAGGCAAAAGAAGCTATTCAAAAATTTTTACCAGGAGCTAAAATAGGGACTTTACAGCGCGATACCATAGATATAGAAAATAAGGATATAGTTATTGGCATGCTTCAAAGTATATCTATGAAAGATTATCCTAAAGAAATTTTTAAGGAATTTGGGATGGTCGTAATCGACGAATGTCACCATATTTCCAGTGAAAAATTCTCTCAAGCTTTGTGGAAAGTTTCGTCTAAGTATATGATTGGTTTGAGTGCGACCCCAGACAGAAAAGATGGATTGTCTCGTATATTTGAAATGTCTATTGGACCAATAGTGTGTGAAATTAAAAATACTGTTAGAAAACCAAATATAGAGTTTATACATTCATACATTTTCGAAACTGAACCGTGTCCGGTATATCATAATGGAAAAACAGCTTTACCTCAGATGATAAATACAGTTTGTGATTCTTTTGATCGTACAAAAGTTATTTTGGATCGAATTGGAGAATTGGTTAAAGAACAGGGGAGGTGTATTTTGCTAATTAGTGATAGACGCAATCACTTAGATGTATTTTATAATTTTATTCCCAAATGGTTTCCTGGAACTAGTGTTGGATATTATGTAGGCGGTATGAAACAATCTGATTTGGAAGAATCTTCCAAAAAGCAGGTTATCTTGGGAACATATGCAATGAGTTCTGAGGGTTTAGATATTCCTGCTCTGAATACTTTAATTCTAGCTAGCCCCAAATCTGATGTTGAACAGTCTGTAGGACGAATTTTGCGTAAAGATCATCCAGGTATTGAGCCCCTGGTTATAGATCTTGTGGATCATTGGGGACCATTTGAAAATCAGTACTATAAACGCAGACGTTTTTATCGTAAAATGGAATATAAAATTCTTGAAGACTCGGCTCCGAAAAAAAAGAAGACACTTGATCTTTCTTCTACTAATGTACAATCAAATAAACCCCCAACGGGTTTTGAAAGTTTTTTTATTAAAAAGAAGTAGGTATTTTTTATACTTTATAAATAGATATTATAGAGTATATAAATAAATTGATAATGGGGGAACAAAAAGACGATGAATGTTATTTATATACATATTATTATAGTGATAGATGTCCGTATTCTCGACAATTACACCAACGTTTACTAGAGTCTAGTTTTGTTAAATTTTGCAAATTAGTTAATATAGATGAACAAGAACCTAAAATACCACTTACACACGTTCCAACACTTATAGTAGATAATGGTCTTCAATTGGTTGGAAAAAATGCTTTTGAGTGGTTGGAATCCGAAATGTCCAGATCTTTTACAAGTAAGGGAAATGGTGTTAAAATGTCTGGTAGTGGAAGTTTTGGAGTAAAGCGTGGTGGAAAAAAGAATGGGGCATCATTTGGTCAAGGTGATATGGGCAATACTCACGGATTACAATTAATGGAAAATAACAATCAGTCTACGCGCAGTGAAGGTGGGATGCAGAATGATATTGATTCTAGATTATCGGCACTTCAGATGGAAAGAGATCAACAAGTTACACAACCCATTGAAAGAAGTTAAAGAAATAGTTTAATATTAAATATTGTAATAGCGTAAATTATGGGATGGGCAAGTGACGATGAAAACAATGCAGAAATAGATGATTTTTCTTTTGAAGATGAAAAGGATGATAGTAATAATATATCTTCAAAAAAAGCGAAGGAGACAAATAAATATTTTTATCAAACCGAAAATATGAGTTTTTATTTTGATTTGTGGAAAAAGCCTATTTTCATTGCTGCTCCTAAAAAGGTTAAAAATAATATTCTAAAATATTCTCCAGAAAATTTAAAAACATTTTTTTCTGAAATTGACCAGTTTACTCGCGAATTTAAAATTCCTAGATTACAAATAACTCTTAAAATGGATTCCAGACCAAAAGGAACATTTTATTTTAAGTTGTTTGTAGGAAAATATTTATTTCATAAAATAAAATCTTTGGAGAGTAATAAAAACTAATGCGGAAAATATTTAAAAATATATTAAATAATATTTTTAAACATGGGCCGGGGGAAGAGAGAACGATCGAAACAAAAGAATCGTGCACAAAATCAACCAGCTATATCTCAAGAAACTCTTCAAGAAGCAACACAACAGGCCACAAATCTTGTTAAAGGTATGGCACCAGAAGCGGGGAATATTTTTGACAATATAGACCAGAATGAACTTATGAAATCTGTAGGAAATATGGTGGAAGGTATGATGAAAGGGGGAAATCCCTTTGAAAACTTATTTGGTGGTATGAATCAGGCCATGCAACCATCTAATAATAACAATAATAATAACGAACAACAAGAAGAACCCCGAGAATCTTCTATTAAGCACGTAGATACATCATCATCTAAAGAAATTAAGTGCACCGAAGATATTCATGTAAATTTGGACATTACCCTAGAAGATATGTTTACTGGAAAAGTTAAGAAAATATATCTTAAACGCAAACGCTTTCATGCAGATTCTCACGGAAATAAAAAAATAATTAAAGAGCGAAAGAAGCTTAGAATACCCATAGAACGAGGGTGTAGGGAAGGTGCAACCCTCCGTTTTGCAAAGGAGGGTGATGAAAAACATGGGTATGAAACTGGTGACGTTTGTGTACATATACATCAAATTCCACATGAAAGATTTGAGAGGAGCGGAGATGATTTGTTTTATGATATGGATATTAGTATTTCAGAAGTATATGATCTTAAACACACATTTCAAACTATTGACAATAGAAAGTTTGTAATTATGTCAGAACCAGGAGATATTCTATATTCTAATCACGCAATGCGCAAAATTCCAGGTCTAGGTATGCCAACTGGAATAGAAAATGGATTTGGAAATCTTTTTATTAGATTTAATGTAATTTTCCAAGAAGAATCTCTTAATTCCAATGAAATTAAAGTTCTTAAAGGTTTTTTTCCTCCCGTGTGTTACAATCTAACTGAAAATGAAGAAATATCAGAACTAAAACTTATGCAGGCATCTGAAGGAGAGTATGAGATGTATGGTAGTGAAGATGATGAAGATTATAATCTAGAAGAAGATGTATCAATACCATCATCGGAAGAAAATTTTGATGAAGACGATAATGCAGAATCATTTTCTGAAGATGAAAATGGTGATGATGAAGAAGAAGAATCCCAACCCCAACTAGAGGAAATTGTAGAAGAATAAATTATTTTATTTTCTTTTTGATATAAAATAATTTATTATTTATTCGGAAACTGCGGTGGCACCACTTGATGAAATATCAAAAGTATCGGTGCTCATGGGTAAGTCCAAACCATCGGTACCAGATGATTCTTTATTATGAATAAAAAAGTACCAATATGCTGCTGCTGCCAAAATGACAATAATAGCGATTATTAATAACCAATTGGAACCTTGTTTTTTTGTAGAGGCACCTTCTTCTGCTGCAGATAACAATTCTTGGACCTGAGAAGGTTCTTGTTGTTGATTTTCGGGTTCTTGTTCTTGTTCTTGTTCTTGTTCATATTCGGGTTCCTGTTGTTGGTCTTGATAATCAGTTTGTTGGAATTCACTCATAACTCGTCTATATAATTTTAAAAATATATATAATCTAATTTTTGAACGTATTGTCTATAGAATGTTTTAAACTTGTTTCAAAATCATTTTCGGGTGTCCAATCACCCCACCTATCATACGATTCATTCATTTGAAGACACAATTCATCAGTATTTCCTGTATATCGTGTAAAATCTTCAAGTTCAGAATCGTCTATTGTAAATTCATCCAATTCTATTTCGTCTGATTCATATTCTTCATCAGATGATGAAGCATCCGAGTCCTGATCTTGACTTATATCTTCAAAATATTCTGCAGTTTTTTCTTGTATTTCAGCCTGATTTCGGGTCAAAAATGCAAACACTTCATTTTTCATTGCATACTCAAGATCTTTTGTAGTTATACCATTTCGGCCCATTTTATTAACATATTCATTGGCATTTTTCATTGCATACTCCAAAAATGTCATGATCAAAGACATTATCTTTAATTCTTCCATTGGATCCATTGCAGTAGTATCTGCATTTCCAAGCAGCCCAGATTTCATAAAAGAAAAGTCCTGTGGCATTTTACTTTAGTATTATTTTGTATAAAATATTTTTATATACAATAATATATCCATTATATATTCCAATTTATTTTTTTTATTTGCGTATTTATTATTGTAATGGTATTTGATTTAATAATGTTAGGTGTAGCATTTATAACACTGCTAAAATATTTATATAAAGATCCAATTGAAACCATCCAACGTGGTGGTCCCGTGTACTAGATTATAGTAAAAATACATAAAAATATATACTTAAACAATTACTCTATAAATACACTATAATATATAAACAATTAGCTATTACGCTACTAATACCAAAAATATGAACCGGATAACAAAGAATATTCATAATTTTGATAAGTATTATTTACCAAATCAAAATCATGAATTCGAGATTCGCATTGGATATTTCGATGAATCTAAAAATTACTTTAATACACATATAGAAAAGGAGCTTCTATTTAAATTCATACGATGTTTGAATGAAATGGGTGAATATCAGTCTAAGAAAAGAATCCGTTTTATAGATACACTCTACACACATCCAAGGGGGGTGCGTATACGAAAATACCTCAATGAAAAAATTCCACAAGAAATTATACAGAAAAGAAATATTCGCAAACAAGACATTATTCTTGAAGAGAATTGCTATGATTTGAGACTTAGTATTCAAGAAGAACGTCCACTCGAAATCATTACATCACCACAACCACAAACAACTCAAAACATACTAGATAAAATTTTCTATAAAGATCGCATAACATTTAATTATACAGGAAGGTTTGGATTTAATATCGACTGTACTCATGTAAGTTACAGAGAAGAACTTTGTTTTCATCAGTATTATCAAATGGAAATTGAAATTACACGCGACGAGTATTCAAGTACAGATATTACAAGAATCCTAAAAGAATTTACAAAATGTATCCAAAAAGGAACTTTACAGCAAATAAATTCTGTTATAATTGATTAAAAATTAAACAACGACTTTCGGTGCAATACAGTACTTAATTTTACCCAATCCACCAACAAAATATTCTAGAATAAGTGGTGTTCCTCCACTTTCAATATAAATAAACAAATTATTACATAAATTAGAGTTTTTAGCTACACTCAAAATATATTTTGCCGAAAATGTATTAGACACCTCCTTTTTAAATTCAGAATATTTAATTCCTTTAATATCATCTGAAGTATTATCACCCTCCTCAGAAGAATCATTAGAAGACTGTTTGAAAAATATTTTCTGGTTCACCATTTTTTGTGATCCGTATTGTAAATACAATCCATCCTTGTTTGCTACAAATTCTATAGTGTTTGTAAACAAAGCCATAATTTTAACTTTCTGAAGAAGATTCTGTGAACTCATTACAATAATAGATGAATATTCAATATTTGGCATTTCATATGTATCTTCATCGAGTGTAATCATATCCAAAATAGTTTCTGTGCTGGTCTCCTTCTCTGCTTCTGCGATAAATATACCGAATTTTTCAGAATTTTTCTTTTCTATAAAAAACCTGAGGACTGTGTTATTTCCATTTGCAGCCTTTAGGGCTTTTTGGATATAATCTATATGCAACCCCACACGAAGACGTTTGGGGCAGTGGAAAGTGTTGAATTTTGACGCTTCTAGATCAGTGCACAACATAACGACCTTCGAATCATCTAGTACCATACTATGAATACCGGTTTCGTCAATAATAAAATTTATATCTGAAATAAATATTCCCATATTGTCAATCAGTACTCTCATAATATTTGCCTGAACTGTTTCAGCATAAAAATGGTAGTTATCAAGAGACATATTGGGGTAGTGTTTTAATTAATTCAATTATAAATTTTATCTTTAAGTCTGCGTATAGTATATTTTACTCATCTTTAATAAGATATTCACTTCTCAACTCAAGAATTTCATTTTTAGAAACATCGAATTCATATTTTTTATTAAATGAATCGGTTATTACCAGAATCTGATTGGGTATTTTATTGTTCATAATTATACGTTTTGCAGTAACTCTACTCTTATAGTCTTGGAAAAAATCGAATGTTGGACCATAGTAATGCAAAATAACTTCGGAAATATCTTCGGTGTCATTTTTATTTAGTTTATCATATACCACAGCCTTTACAATCCTCTTTTGCATTGGAGATACCCTAGTTTTTATTTCTCGAGGAATTGAGTAGTGATCGTGGAGTATATCAAAAATAGTGCTGTAGTTTTGTTCATTATAATAAAAATCTACTCTTATCCACACAGAATCCTCTTTTTGATGAGGAAATGGGATATTATAGTAGTCCATAAACTCTGAAACCTTTCCTGTTGGTTTTTTGTTAGTATAGTCCTTAAATTCTTCGGTAATACCCACAACCGTTTTTCCATACCTCGTATATAATAGAACATTATGAATATAATAATCTTCTTTGGTTTCTTTATAGTAGTCGGTGTACATTTTATTGGCCTTTAGGATAGTTTTTAGACCCATATATCTACAATTATTTACATAATCATCACACGTTTTTTGAATTCCATTTTTAAAAATGTATGATCCTACAAAAAGTGTACACCCGTAAAGTATAGCATCTACTAGAAAATTCATGTTTATACTTATTACTCTTGAACAATCTTTAAATAATTTAAAGAAATGTTGTCTAAAATAATTATCGTATAAGAAAATACATGGAAAATGGTAAGTCTGGTAAAAAAAGAGGCAGAAAAAAGAAGAATATAGTACCTATAGATTTTGAAAAAATAGATTCGGTAGTAAAAATAAACAACGAGACTCTAAAAAAAGACTATGTTGGTGGCGATACTTCAAATAAATCGGGGAAAAATGTACAGAGTACTAGCTTTTCTTTTGGAGGATTAAATATTAAACAGGTTAGTGTCAAACATAATAATACCGATGAATCTAAAGACTATGTGAATTTTTTAAATTCGATTGAAAGAGATATAACTATACAGAATGATACAAATAATAATAGTAGTAGTTCAAATAGTAATAGTAGTGGTTCAAATGGTCTAGTTAATCAATTTAACAATAAAGGGGTTGGAGAATACGAGCATATTTACGATGAAATGATAAATAGCAAGCTGTACAATGTACACAAAAAAATATTAATACCTGAAAGTGATTATTCGATTGAAGGAATACGGGGAAACTTTGTTAAGTGTGATGATGAAATAAAGTGTTGGTGGTGTTGTCACAATATCGGTGAATATCCATATCACACACCCTTTGAATATAATGACTCAACAGATACATACTTTTTGGAAGGATACTTTTGTAGTATCAATTGTGCTAAGGCGCATATTCTAACTAATAGAAATTTAGTACCACTATTCAATTCGTTCTATAAAAAAATGGGTATATTCAATATAGAAAAAATAGAACCCTCTCCCCCAAAAAACATTTTGAAAGTATTTGGTGGCAATTTAGATTATTCTGAATACAGACAACAATCAAACAATGGCATAACATACAAGACAATTATACCAAATTCAAAATTTCTACCAACTATTTTCGAACAGTTCAAAAAGAATCATAGTATTTCTAACGATTCTAAAAAATACACATTATCAAGAAAAAATAGACCAATTTATGATAATGATAACATATTCAAGGATTTTATAAGAAAGAAAAAATAAAAATTTATTTATTCTGCATTATAAAATCTATAAACACAAGTATAGAAATACCCATGCATATAAATACAGTTAGGTTATATAGATCACTTTGAAAGCATTTTTCACGTTTTTTACACTCTTTTTCGTGAGTATTCTTGATTTTTTCGAGTTCTTTTCTCAATTCTTCATTAGATTTCTGTAAATTGTTTATCAATTCATTTAATTGGTCTGTGTTGTTTTGATCATTACTGACACCATCACCATCATTACTTATAAGTGAATTCTCTTCCCTTTGAGAATTTTCGGAAAGAAGTGTATCCATGGCCTGTTTATTTCTATATTGATCACGTTTTTTCTCCATTTTTTTCAGAACATTTTTAGGGAGATTATCAAATGTTTTTTTACCATGAGCTTGTCTTATGGTGGCATACCCCATCTCTATATTTTTACAATAAAAATATTTGTTAAAATATAAATATGATTGAACATGACATTTTTTTATCTGCGTGTGTAATGATGTCAACACTGGGAGGAAAAATTCTATATAGAGAGAACAATGCAAAACGAATAGAGCGTTTTTTCGAACACAAATTGGTGCGTCCAATGATAATATTTAGTATAGCATATGTTTCAACACGTAAATTACATCTTGCGCTCAAAATTATGTTAGTATACGTAGTAATAAATTATATACTTTTAGGAGATGACGGCGACGATGACGATAATGAATAAAATAAAAATTAATCACCCAAGTCGAGTGTTAGTGATCCAGCAGTTTTTGGTTTACGACCACGTCCACCCTTTTTACCTGAAGATACTGTAATGTTTTTTACATTGCGCATATCTTTTGATTTCAAAGATTCACTTCCAGAACTTACTTGAGAAAGTCTGTCGTCATCTAAGCTCAGTATCGATTCAGAAGCAGATGAACCGTTTTCTGCGGATGTGGGGTGAGTATTATTATCATTGGACTGAAATCTTGTTTGCTGGGGTATCGACATACCATTAACGGGTGGTTGTTGAGGAGGCATTATTCCACCCAAAAGATTTTGGAGAAGGGGGCCTGGTGCACCAGACGCAGCCGGTCCAGTACTTGGTGCGGATTGTTGCTGCTGTTGTTGAAGAGGTTGTTGTCCGCCACCACTACCCCCATTATTCGCACTCATATTTTGAGCCATAGCATTTGCTAGGTTTTGCATAAGTTCAGGATTTGATTGGGCCATTTGTTGTAAATTTGGAAGTGCGATTTTAAATAATGTATTGCTGAGATGGAACATGAATGCACTTGATCCAAACAACCACACGAGTTCAAGTTCAGGTGGAAGTGGTTCTGAAGTACCCCACTTTTCAGACAATCTGCGCAAAGCTGGGTGAAATGTAGATAATTCTGAATACAATTGTTCATCCCACCCCTTCAATTTAAGTCCAAAGAGATCCCATCGATCATTAGCTTTAACTGTAAGTTTAGAAAGCATCATGATTGCGCGTTCACCCTTTTTAACGAATTGAGAACTATTGACTCTCTTTTTTACCCTAGCAAGCTCGAAATCTATATCATCTTCTGTGTTATTTATCGTAAGATCTGATCTTACTTGAGCCCCAGGTATATCCATATAATCTTCAAGTTCAAGAAGTTTAATCATCTTGCGTTTCTTTTGATCTTCATATGAATCTTCTGCAGTGTCAGAATCACTATCATTACCATAACTATTTATATCAGATTGAGATGAAGCATAACTTTCATTGTCGTCTTCCATATGCATACCATGATTTTGATCTACATACTTCATTGGTCCAGCAGATTTATTTCCATTTGGAGATGATGTGGTTTGTTGAGGTCTCATCTTTTCTCTGTTAGCTAAAAAATCTAATTCATCCTCTTCTACAGGTAATGCGCGCCTAACCTTTTTCTTTTTTAATGGGCGGCGTGGTTGTTGTTTTACTCTGTTCAAAAGTTCCGGTTCAGAACCATCTCCATCTTCTGAATCTGAAAATCCTTTTGTAGCCCTTGGAAGTTTATCTGAATTTTCACCACCATCTAATTCTACGCTCACATTACTGACATTCACTGGATTAGATATTCCTTTAATTACTTGTTCATTTTCTTTGTGGAATTGAACACCCCCACCCTTAATCATTTATTATGTAGAAATATACTTATTTAAAGTATTAGACGCATTCTTTAAATAAGTTTATTGTGTACATTATCAATCAATTCATCTACAGCATTTTCCAAAAAGGGGCACAATTTTACTATACTTCTACATATTTTTTTATTATTGTGTACAGTAGAACGAAAATCGTCTATATTTTCTGTGTATATATTTTTTAATTCGTGGTGTATATTCGCACACGAATAATATCTTGCCTTTTGTTGTTTTTCTGTGGGTTTAGTCGCTCTAGATTTAATTATTTTATTTAAAAGTATTTCCTGCTGAGAAGATACATTTTCTGAATTTGGTACAGAAACACCGTTAGTACAATTCCACGTTTTCTTTAATTCAAAATATATATAACACAATCCCTGTAAAAATGCATCTGCTGCATCATCCTTTTTCTTTAATTTATTGAAAAATTCCAGTTTGTCTGGAAGATGCTCTACTAATTTTTTACAATGTTGAATTCCAAGTTTCTTTGTTCGAGTGTATTTCTGCTTGCCAGTAACTTCTATATATGGTCCACAATATACTTTTAATTTATTGCGTGGACTAAAAAATACTACCTTTTCAATTGGTATTTCATTTTCTCTATCTTTTATTCCTCTAATAATAAAATATGTCTGCAAAACCATACTTAATGATCTCATTTTGGGATTGAAATAGGGCTGTTTTTCAATAAGAACTATATTTACATCTAATAATTGGGGATATTCATCAAGTAACTTTATACATTGAAGTGCATAATTATTTTCATTTGTGGTTTCTCCGAGGCGAAGTACGTCCCAAAACAATATATTGGCCTGTGGACCCAAATTTTCAACAACCCTATTTTGGTCAGTATATTCTACAATACATACCCCCAGATTTTTAATTCCTACATCAAATGATAAAACCTTTACCATACAATGTTTTTATTTAAAATCATTTTTTAAACCTGTTATTTAACTTTCGAATATTTGAAGTTATGTCTCCAATGATAGAAGTTTCGTTTTTCTTAACCCTTTTTTTAGATTTCGATTTTTTTTGTTTTGAAGATATTCGTTTTCCATTCGATTTTGGTTCCTTGAGTTTGGGTATTTCCCAATAAATATAAATAGCATTCTCAGCACATTCATTCACCATAAACCCTTCTTTTTTTAATTGGTGTGCTATACTTCTTCTAGCTTCGCGCATATTAAATATAGGTTTTTCTTCTACGAACATTGGAATAATATAAAAAAACTGGTTTCCGTTCATATGAGCTATATCCAAAATACGTTCATGTATAATATCCAAAACCATCTTATATATTTTTTTATTTTCTCGCTGTTTATCTTTGTGTATTTTATAAATATCTTTTATGTCCATTGAACATTAAATATATTATTATTATTTTTTAATATTAATCAATAAAAAATATATTTAATTCTAACATCGCATTTATCGGTCATTTATCACTATTTTAATTATTAGAACGTCCTCCACCTGAAGGATTTCCTGTAGTACTCGGCCACCCACCACCATTACCTTGTCCACGGCCGCCACCATTACCACCACCACCGCCTCCTCCACCCTTACCACCGCCACCTCCACCACCCTTACCACCGCCACCTCCTCCCCCACCCTTACCGCCACGAAGTCTTAGTACAAGATGTAGTGTTGATTCCTTTTGAATATTATAATCACTTAGAGTACGTCCATCTTCAAGCTGTTTTCCTGCAAAAATCAGACGTTGTTGATCAGGAGGAATCCCCTCCTTATCTTGAATCTTCGCTTTTACGTTATCAATTGTATCTCCAGCCTCTACATCCAGTGTGATTGTTTTTCCGGTAAGTGTTTTCACGAAAATCTGCATTTTCGTATAGTAGTAGTATATTAACTATTTTGAGCCATTTCTATATATACATTTAATTTCTAAATGATTCTTCGAATTCAATATCATTTTCTTCTTCGGATTCCACCCCACTCTCATTTTCAAAAATATTGTAGTGTTCCGACTTAAATGATGTAGTATCTGTCCATTCCGTACCCGGAAGTGCAAATACCCATGCCTCTTCAATACACCTTTTTTCTACATAAGAATAGTCAATTTTCATTAATACCCCCTTAAATTTATCGAGTGTGTGTTTAGCCAATAAACAATTACTGTGCTTATTGTATCCGACAATTACAACACACATATATCCTTGTCGTTCATCTGTTGTATCGGGTGGTACAAGTTTTTCATTGGCCAAGTCTATTGAATATAAATTTGGATATACATGTAAAAGGGCCAGAATGGGGTAATTATAATAAATAGCTCGTTCAAAAATATCTACAGTACCAAGATTACCAAGTCTACCATACTTAAATTTGGGTTTAAATGTATTTTGGTATGCTTCGGGGTATGGTCTAGTACATATATTTTCTGGATCAAACCCCCACATTTTTTCAGGACATACTCCTTTTTTTGAAATTGCGTGTAGACAATTTCGCACCGTTGTACCACAATCCATAGTATTTGAATATGTAAGTAATCTAGCATTGTAATAAATAAAAAGATCCGAGTATTTTACTCGTTTTTTATATTCTTGATAGCATAGATTTTCGAGAATCCATGTTAAACAACATACCATATCTAAATTAGTATTTTTATCTGTAATATTTTTGTCAGTGGTATTGTTGTCATGACTTCCCAAAATAATTCGATCTGTATATGGAAGAGTATGTTTTTCACTAATAAAATCCACAATTTCATCCATAAGACTCTTTCCACTTGGACCATTCATAAATTTATACTTGAATGGTGTTGGTGAAATTCTAGTAGTGGTATTAGCAGTAGAAATTGTTATATTATCATTGTCATATGAAGAAGTAGTGTTTCCCATGTATATTTTTAATACAAAAATTATTTTTAAATATAACAATGTCTTTCGATAGTTTAATATTTTGTTCTGGAGGAACGAAAGGTATATCTTATTTAGGGTGTATAAAATATTTGATGGAAAGAGACAAACTAAATGACTTTAATGAGTACGGGGGTGTTAGTGTAGGAAGTATTTTCGCTCTTATTGCTTTACTTGGAACCCAAAACGAATATTCAAAAATATATGACTATGTAATGAACATAGACATTTCAAAATACGGAAATGATATAGATTATCTTGCATTCGTGAATTATTTTGGAATAAATTTGGGAATAAAAGTGTATGAATCCATAATTGAAATAATAAAACATTTTAGTGGCTTAACCAATCCAACATTTAAAGAACTGTATGAAAAATACAATAAAAAACTCGATATTATAAGCTACTGTTTAAATGATATTTGCCAGTGTCACTTTAATTATATTACTGAACCAGATATGAAGGTTTCGGTTGCAATAAGAGCCAGTATTTCTATACCAATATATTTCAGTCCTGTGTTCTATAAAGACAAGTATTTTATAGATGGAGCATACAGTAATATATTCCCAATCATAAACGATAAAGAAAAAATACCCACTACACTTCTCATAGGATTTGAAAATAATAATACAAACAAAAACACAAAAATAAATAATTTTGAGGATTACTTATACTGGATGCTTAAAGCTATACGGTACGATAAAGACAACTCTAAAAAGTATTCTGGATATAATATAATTAAAATATCAAACCTAGATAAAAAAATATCTCTAGTTGATTTTAATATTACTAAAAAAAGTAAGGATATGATAATTAAAGGAGGATATGAAATAGTATCAACGTTTTACAATGAAAATACATGATCGAATGATTCTTTTTTTGGTTGGTGGGTTGTACAATATTTAGTACCATTAACAGAATTCTTCTTACAAAACCTATCCTTGACTTTCGCACTACATTTGTTTTCACGACTATTCGATGTTTCTACAGTACTTGATGAAGATGATGGTGTCATGTTGGGTGCATTTATTTTATTATTAATACGCCTTTCTATCCTCTTTTGTTTCAGAGTTTCAGTAGAAATAACCTTTACTCTTGGTTCTTTATTTTTATTCATTGACGATGGGATATTGATGTCACTCTCATTTCTATATTGTTTGATATACTTCACATATTCTTCTGGATTTTGCTCGATATTTATACATTTTGGACATCTATTATCTGGTTCATGGATATTGTCGTCATCATCAATTATTTGAAATGAATCGTATTCCATTTTACACCTTGAACACAACACCGAATAGTGGTCTTTAGTAAATATATACAGTGGTATCTTTTTAATTAATTTTTTCATGAGTATTGTCGGAATAGAACCTGATGGATTTGGGCCCATAATTATAACATATTTATACTTTTCAACAATCATCTTAACAAGATTTTCAACTCGAGAAGTTTTCAAAAATTGTTTTTGGAAATATATACATCGGTCTTTAGGAGAATGTTCGCAAGTATCGAAAATAAGTTGGTCCACGGTCTCATCATAATCAAATTCACCTATACTGACCATTTTTAATTAATAAACTAAATTATTATTGGATTAATATCACACAAATTTTGAAGTACAAAAAAATTTGTTTAATATTATTATTCATTGTTGCGAAACTCCTACAGGTGTAACAGGTTCAGAAACGGATGGTCTATGTGTAGTAAATAATTGAGTAAGTTCGAAAGACGGTATACTTGGAAAACGTCTTGAAATACGTACAGGATTAAGTGGATCTGGATAATACTTCAGCACAAAATATGTAGATGTCATAATAAAAATGTGCCATAAACTATGATACAGCCAATACTTTTCTGATGTATAATGGAAACACAATAGACCTGCGGATATGAAAATCAAACTGATTAATAGGTTTTTGGGGCGCCATTGGGGAATTTGACGTCTTACAATAAAAGATATTACTATTGTAATCAAACAGATACTAGAAATAATTGTTTCGGAAATCCATCCCCATTTATGATAGTGTAGTAGAAAAATTGTAATACTCGACAAAATAAGTACGGGTATTGGTTTGTATTCGTATCTGAGTCTCATAACATATACGGACAACATTATCAATACCAAAGATGCACTGTAAAAATCAAGTATACGCATTGCATAAAATGCATCGGGATTCACATTTTCATAATTTATAGAAATGAAAAGGTGGTATATACCCGATATAACTCCGGATTGAAATAGAATATATGTTTCCATATACAATTTTCTTAAATAACTTAATCTTACGCTCGCTAAAATAAACACATTTGATAATACTAGCAGAGTATTTTGCCAAAACGTATACATTTTTGTAAGTTGGTGGCAATTATAAATTAATAATATACAAAATATTTTTTTAAGCCTTATTTATTATAATATATTATCATAGATTATGAATAATATATTGAATTGTTTCAGAGAATCAATACTATCCATCAATAAAAATAAAAGTGCTCAAAATTATGAACAATTTATAAAATTGTATTTTATATACAATCTTGAGTGCAAACACATTTATTTAAATTCTTCTATTCTAAGTATTAACGATGAAGATCCCAAATACTCGGCATCGTTTAAATATAATCAAGAGAAGAAATATATATCATACAACCTGTTTAATATCAATTGTGGGATAAGTGGTAATGAGTATACCTCCAACAATTTAATACTCTCAGGTATATTTTTCTTAGACATCAATATTTTAATTGAGTCAGACAGGAAAAACAGGTGTATATACAAAGTAAATGAATGCGAACAATCATTTAAATTAATAGATAAAGTAAGTAAAACTAAATGTTCCGAGTGTATAGAACGATTCGGTGGGACAATAAGAGATGTAATTGGTGTAAATATATACAATGATATACTAGGGAATAAAAAATTTAGTTGTGTATGGGAAGAATATGCTATCACTAATACTTTATTAAGTTTTCACAATATAATAGAATTAAAACCGATTAAGGAAATAATACAATAAATAATTAATTTGGAGGATTTTAATTTAGTGGTAATGAAATACAATAACAATATCAACCCAACAAAAACCGGAGAATGTTTAAGTGAATGTTGCAAGGATTTACTTGAATGTAAAAAACGTCTTTTGCGGATCCAAGATTATTTGCATAAATATTACACAATAGATATGAAAGAAATATGTGTTAGTGAAACGAAAAGAATGCGTACGTTGAGACTAAGCTATATCCTTCACAATATTTTTAACTCTAATTTAGACTATATTACAATTATAAGATACGCATACCAGTTTCAAAATATGGTCGTGTATAGATGTACATATGAAGATGAACGAAACATATACAAATATGCCCCACCATTCAAATCTTTTGTTACTTCCAATTTATAAATTGTTACTTCTTAATTTCTTGTAGGAGTATCCTTGAGTATTGTTTTTGACATTTCTTTTCCCGATTTCGTATCTGAGTATCCGATTGATCCATAGTATTTATGTAATTGTGCATTTGCTGGTTCTAATCTAATTTCAACACCCGATTTTATGTCATTCCTATTTTCAAAAGCTTTCATAAGTCGCTTTCCTGCAGCAATATATCGTCTATTTGCACACAAAAGATAGATATAATAGTAATTCTTGGTCTTGGTTGGTTTGGTGTAAAATATAATAGATATAATTTCATTATTCTTTTTTTCTCTAAACCCCATAACATTCATATTGGGATTTGAACTTACTCCGACTATATATTCAAAAGATAGGTGTGCTCCACACACTACTAACCATGTATGGTAAAAAACATTTTTTCTCGATTCTTGTCCTAATTGGTAAAATGTAGTATAATCATAATCTTTTGTACGGCTAGTATTCTTCCATGTTTGTATAGCGGTTTTTTCTTTTATTTTCTTCTTTTTTATTTTTTCTTCCATTTCCCTTTCTTCTTTTGTTTTGTTAAGTTTTCTCACCTTTTTCACCGTATTAACTTTTTCAAGTTCCTCGGATTTTTGACTTGGTGACAATTTTGGATTTTCTTTCACCAACCACTTCGCCATATCGAAATGTTTTTCACGAATCGCAATTTGCATTAATGTATCACCCTTGACTCTTTTATTAATATCAGCACCATACTTCAACAATAATTTTGCAAGTGGGATGGCATTATTATATACCGCAATATACATTGGTGTCATGCCGTCATTATCAGCTTTATTGGGGTCAGCACCCAATTTTAACAGTTCTTTTATAGTTTCATCATGTTGTCTTTCTAAAGCTACCAGTAGGGGTGTGTAATCTTTATTATCTAGCACATCGATGTCAGCTCCCGCATTCAATAACAATTTCACAATTTCGGTGTGACCTTTAGATGCCGCCCTTACTAGTGGTGACCAACCGCTTCTATTAGTATCCAATAAGCGCCTATTATCATTTAACATATCTTGTACTTTAGATACATCACCTTCGTCTATAGCCCTAAAAAAGCCATTTACATTTTGTTTAGTGGGTGGTGTGGGTGTTCTGCGCGTATTAGATTTTTTTTTGGTGGGTGGTGTGGGTGTTCTGCGCGTATTAGATTTTTGTTTAGTGGATGGCATTATTATACTATATAATACTATAATACTCGAAAAAAAAAGTCTCTAATTGTTACTTTTTAATTTATAAATTGTTACTTTTTAATTTCTTGTAGGAGTATCCTTGAGTATTGTTTTTGACATAAAATCAGATCCCGATTTTAGAGGTGAATATCCAATAGATTCGTAATATTTATATAATTGTTTATTTGCTGGTTTTAATCTAATTTCATCGGTATTGTAGGGGTTACGCACATCAGATCTATTTTCAAAAGCTTCCATAAGCCGTTTTCCTGCAGCAAAGTATCGTCTATTTGCACATAAAAGTTCGATATTATAATAGTTCCTAAACTTTGTTGGTTTTTGGAAAAATAAAATTGCTATAATCTTATTGCTCTTTTTTTCTCTAAAACCCATAACATCCATAGTATTGTCTTCCACATCTCCTATGATATTCTTGATATAATCAGAAGCTATTTTACCACGACACAATTCCAACCATGTTTCTTGAAAAATATTTTCTCTCGATTCTGCACCCAAATAAAAAAATAAAGTATAGTCATAGTTAGAAATACGCGAAACTTGCTGAGACTTCTCTCTTGCAGCCCCTTCTTTTCGGCCTTTTTTAGATTCAGATTCAAATTTTTTCAATGTTCTTTTACGGCGTCTTTCTGCAGCCTTTCTGGCAATTTTAAGAGTATCATCTTCATTTTTAGATTTACTACCCATTTTTAGTGTACTAATTATATATTAATATTTTAATTTTATTGTATATGATTTTTGCAATTTCGAAAAAAAAATGTCGAATAAAATATATAAAGTAAAAATCCTAGGAGTATATTAATAGTATTAGTAATAATGATTTCCCAACCACCATCTCCCAGATCTAATATAATTGCTCAAAATTCAAGTACTTTAAGAGATTCTTTGCAAGCACATCGCGTAGAAAAGAATGAAGAACGTACCCACACAAGTATGGGCGCCCCGTTCGGAAATTTTTTCTATCCACACGATGAACTCGAATCGCTGTCGAAACTAGTTCATTATACAGCATTTGTTCAAAATCAGCCAGTATACCTTACAGAAATTAATTTGCATGAATTCAGTGATGTTAAAATCGACATTGATTTGAGATATTCTATCAATGATCAAACACAGCGCAAATACACAAACGACTTTGTCAAAGATATTGTTATGAAATACATTAAATGGATGCGCAACGTATTTGATATTCCAGAAAAACACTACAATGCATTTGTCATGGAACGCGACGGTCCATATATCTATAAAGACAAGATTCTTAAGGATGGTTTCCATATTCAATTTCCACATATCAGATGTCCAATTTATATTCAGCATCTTATGCGTCAAGATATTATCAATGAGTGTAAGACTACTATTGGTGATATTGGTACTTTGAATAATTGGGAAGATATTGTAGATAAATGTGTTATTGATACTGCAAATTGGCTTATGTACGGGTGTCGCAAACCTGGTCTCCCTCCATACAAAGTAACACACATTTACAATATGCATGGCCAACACCTAGATGTTGGAATGTATTCAAATCTAGAACTAGTCCAACTTCTCAGTATTCGCAAAGATAATGTACATGCCAACATTAAAGACTCGGTCGAAAACGGTCTAAAGGATCGCTGGGAAAAACTTCAGCCGCCACAATCCAGGGCAAATCGAGACAAGCGCGTCGAGGTTAAATTTTCGGAACGAGCTCGAAAACCCCTCGAAGAAGACGAAATTCAACTTGTAGAGAGTCTTATCGACATTTTATCTACGGATAGATGTGAATCTTATCCTGAATGGATTCGTGTTGGGTGGTGTCTGTTCAATATCTCTGAACAGTTGTATGATCTGTGGGATCAGTGGAGTCAGAATTCGATCAAATACGAAGAGTCTGCGTGCGCTAAAGAGTGGGAGAAGATGAATTATAAATCTACTGGTCTTGGGATTGGTACTTTACATCTGTGGGCAAAAGAGGATAATGTTGAAGAATATTCTCGCATTATCCAAACTTCTCGACGTGCGAAACTGTGTCCACTTTTAGACCGTCCAGACGAATCTAGTATTGCAGAAGCCTTTCATATTATGTATCAAGACACATTCAAATGTTGTGATTCGGACGGAAAAGTGTGGTATGCATTCAACGGTAATCGATGGGTCGAAACTCGAAAAGGATTAAAATTGCGCATGCATATTAGCCGAGACTTTGTTACTGAGTACCATCGCCGCGAAGCTTATTGGTCAACAAGGTGCGCAGAGACAGATGACGAAGCCCAGCGCAAATTTCCTCAACATATGAAAGAAACGGTAGGTAAAACTACAAAGATTCTACTACAAACTACGACAAAAAATAAGTTGATGGAAGAATCGCGCGGCCTATTTTTGGATGAACGATTTATTGAGCGACTGAACTCTAACAATATGCTGATTGGATTTGACAATGGTGTATATGATCTAGAAAACGATACTTTCCGTCAAGGAAAACCAGACGATTATATCAGCTATTCTACAGGATACGATTTCGAAGACCATGATATGACAAATCCAGATCCACCCATGAAAAAACTTATTGAAATTCTCCACCAAATTTTCCCAAATGAAGAAGTATATGAATATGCTATGAAATTTATATCTACTGGTTTGTGGGGCAAGAACCGCGATACTCTTTTCCATTTTTTTACTGGCGTGGGGTCCAATGGTAAAACTATTGTTGAAGAATTGATTAAACATGCACTAGGAGATTATTGCGAAACAATTCAAACTAGTATGTTGACCAAGAAACGCCAGGGAAGTCAGAATGCGAGTGCCGATTTATTGAGTATGATTGGTAGGCGTCTCATTATTTGCGCCGAACCCGAGCAGTCTGACAGAATTACAGCAGGATTCATGAAATTATTGACTGGTGGTGATAATATTAGAGCGCGTGGACTCTACCAGGAGCGAGAAATTACTTTCAAGCCTCAGTGTAAGATTGTTATGATTTGCAATGATCTTCCACGTATTGAATCAAATGATATGGGTACTTGGCGCCGTATCCGTGCAGTGGAATTCATATCTCGTTTCTGCGACAACCCTAAGAGGGAAAATGAATTTAAAGTTGATTATAATTTACTGTATACTGTTCATGAATATAAAGAAAGGTTTATGTCGTTGTTGTTGTGGTTTTTCAAGAAATACCTTAATGAGGGTCTTACTCCACCTCAGCCAGTTATTGAACACACAGAGCAATACAAGCGTGAAACCGATGTATATAGTGATTACATTAATGATCGTATTTCATTTACAGAGCACGATCTTGATGCATCTAAACGCATCGGACTTGCAGAAATGTTCCAGGATTTCAAGGTATGGTACAAGGAAGCATATCCTGATACGAAGTGTGTAACTCGAAATGAAATGAAGGTGGGTGTAGAACGTATTATTGGTAAACACCAAGTCAAACTAGCCCGCAAATGTTGGCCTCGTATTGCATGGAAAGAGGATTCGGAAGATTATGGTGTTAATAGCTCCTCATCCGATACAGATACTGAAGCTAATGAAAATTCAAATACTGCACCATCAATCCCAACACAATAAATTGAATGAAATTACAATATCATTTATTATTATTTATTATTTTGACCCATTTTAAATATTTAAAGTTAATATATTAAAATGAATTAAAAGAATTTGTGAAACAATGGAGGTGGTTTCCGAAATGCCGTCTAATAACAATGAAATTAAAAGCCCCAAATCCAAAACTTCCAAAGCAAAGGGTAAGGGGAAGGGTGCCTCAAAGAAGAGTGTTCCAATTTGTAAAAACACTTTCGTGGCACAAATGGGGACTGCGCTAGTTTTTAAACGTGTAGTTGAAGCTATGAAAGAATTGGTGGACAGTATTTCTTTCGATATTCAAGAAGAGGGGATTTTTGTTCAAGCTATGGACTCTTCTCACGTAGCACTCGTGGGCATGTATTTTGCAAATGAAGACTTCGAAGATTATTATATTGATCAACCCAGATGTATCGGTATAAATCTTGTGAATTTGTCTAAGTTGCTTAAGAATGTTAATAATGCCGATGCACTTACTCTAATTATGAAAGCAGGTAACGATGATAAAATTTTTCTGGAATGTACAAGCAAAACCCGTAAAGTAAGTATGGATTTTCATCTTATAGAAATAGACCAAGAAGCTCTGAGCATTCCTGAATTTCCAGAAACTAATGTTATTACCATGAAATCTGCTAATTTTTCAAAACTTATTTCTGATTTCGGAGTCATTTCAGATACGATTATGATTAAAATAGATGGATCTAGTGTAAATTTCAAGTCAAGTGGAGAAATAGGATCGGTTGATATATCAATTGACTCTGCAACGACGGACGCAGGTGACGGCGACGATGAAACTAATCTAAAAATTAAGGGTGATGGTAATAATGTGTCTCAAGAATTTGCTACAAAATATATCTCTAATTTTACCAAAGGTTCTTCTTTGAATGATAATGTCGTAATTACAATTAACCAAGATATGCCCATTAATATTACGTACAAATTCCACCGTTCGAGCTACATAGAATACTTTCTTGCACCAAAGATTGATGATGACAATAATGAAAATCAAGGCGCGTCAAATTAAAATGAATTTTACAAATAAAAAACTATATCTTTAATATTATATACAATTACTAACGTTTAAAATTAAAAGTATGGTTTTTCATAAAATAAAGAATTTTATATATAAAATATGTAGAATTAAATCGTCTGATAAGTACAGTAATAAAACTGACGAGGAAATAATTTCAGAAAATTTTTATGATTTATACCCTCACTATTACGATGGGGCCGGTGGGAGCAGTAATAATACTCGCCCGAGATCTCTTAGTCCTGAGTCAGTATTTTCTAAAAGGGTTACATGGGAGGATGAACTTGCTAGTATAGGGACATTCTCCCCCCATTTCGCAGACACTATCCTCAGGACGCCAACACCAGTCCCATTACCACAAGACATTGAAAAACTTATAATAATAGATATTATCGATTCTATTATTGATCAAGTTGAAGTTCAAGCTGAATCTAGTTAGTATTTCTTCTTAATGAATTTCTTAGCAATGTCTGGAACAGCATCTTGTTCCGCAACTTCGCCACTATTTACTTTTTTGGACATGGTTATCATGTACTCAAAAACTTCTGGTTTGTATTGTCCGTTTGCAATTAAACATACAATTGGATAATATCTATTAGACAAAAGGTGGTATTTCTCACACAAGTATTTTTTGAGATTATCTGGAGTCATTTTTCTGCACGTTTTTGTTTGAGACTCAGCGTACGCCTGGTTTGCAAGATCTACTAGAATATCGGGATTTATATCTTCATCTCCAAAATTTTCCTTAAACATAGGAACTACGTTGGGTTGTTTATTATTGTTGTTGTTTCCGTCATCTGACATTTTTACTATTAATAATAAAATATTTTTATAAGTAATTAAAATTGCATGTAGTTGCTATAGGTACATATTTTATTCAGGTGGTTCTTCATTAATTGTATTCATTTTTGGAGCTTGATATATTTATTAAAAGTATATACAAGGGTAAAAGGACATAATGATTACATAAAATTAAACAAAAATATTATGACTTAAAAATGCGTGAGTATATATACTTATAATACCATAAGTAGTATAACACCAATTAATTAATTAACTGAAAGGAAACAATATGTCTGTTTCTAGCAATAACGCAATTCATATTAATTTGAAAAAGGATCATATTTCACGTCAACAGATCGAATCCATACTTGGTTTTCGCGTGAAAAATGTTCAGTATTACCAAAAAGCTTTTGTACACAAGAGCATTTTGGGAATAACAAATAATACAAAACTAGCTTGTCGAGAATACATGAAAGAATCTTATGAACGCCTAGAATTTTTGGGAGATAAGGTTCTGGATCTTGCCGTAACTACATTTCTGTACAGAAAGTATCCGAAAGAGAATGAAGGATTTCTCAGTACAGTAAAAATTCGCATTGTTAAGGGAAAGACGCTGGCAAATCTTAGCAGGAAGATGGGACTCGGAAAACATCTAATTATGACTCAGCAAGCAGAAAAGGCCGGTGTTCGCACAAGCTATCACATTTTGGAAGATATTCTGGAGGCACTAATTGGAGCAATCTACTATGATTTTGGATTCGAAGAAGGTTTTCACAAAGCATATGGGTTTGTGACACATATACTAGAAAAGTATATTAATTTCAAAAAGCTTATGCAAAACGATAACTACAAGGATATTCTTAAGAACTATACTCAATCTATCAAGACAATTGAACCCATATATAAAATTATCAAGACTGAAGGCCCGTCTCACCGCCAACGTTTTACGATGGAAGTTCTGATGTTCGGAGAAAGATATGGAACAGGTGAAGGATTTTCGAAGAAGGATGCGGAACAACTTGCTGCCAAGGAAGCACTCGAAAAAATCAAGAATATGGGCGGTGGTGTTAGTGGTGATAATAATAATACTACTACAAATAATGCACTGGAAATGGTTCGCACTCTTCTGGACTCGTCATCTTCTTCCGACAGCGAAACAGATACCGAAACTAATTCTGATTCTGATTCATCACAACATAAAGAAAATACTACAATACTATTGTCGGACGACGACTCTGAATAATTAATTAATTTCTAAAAAAAAAATAGTATTATAGTATTATAGTATATAAACGAAAATGGCAAATGAGATTGGTTCTCTTATAGGAATAATTATTGGTATTGCTTTTGTATGGTGGGCTTATAAAACCTTAAGGGTTTCGAAACAAAAGGGGGCTAATACAACTTTGTACTGGGTAGTAATTGTAATGTGTGGGTGTGGTATTTTAAGTAACTTGGTATCTTTATTTAGAGATCATGAAGAAACCAGAACAAAAATTATTTTAGTAGAAAAAAACGATGAAAAAAAATCGAGTTAATTTTTTTTAATTAATTACTTGATTAATTATTATAAACAAGTATAATAAAATAAATGGATCCGGAAATTCTAGAAGATCTTGATAGAGTGTACCAAGAATTT